CGTAAATATCCCTAATTGGATAAATGTTGGAAACGGGTCCTATCCGCGTATACTGTACTGTCCGATTATCGGTCCTTTTAATTCGAAGACTGGTGAAATCACTAGTATCGAACTTGGATCGTATAAAGGGGAGATTAATTCTTCTCCTAAAGACGAATTCGGTGAACGCAATTGTCTCCATCGGAAACCCGATGGCGATATCATGGTCCCCGGATTTACAGTTACTGAACCTAATAGGAAAGGTTATTATGACCATTACTATCAGACACGTGACCCTTCGAACGGTATCAGAGAATTCTCTTCTATCGTCTCTAATGGCACTTGTAATGAACGATTTACCCGTATAGGAGCAAGCTCCTTATGGCATGATCGCACAATTGTTCAGGATAGGAACGTTTTGTCTGGTTATGTAAAGTACGCGAACTCCCCTGCCAAATTAAATTATTTGACAGTCGATATTCGATGCTTTACCTTTACCACCAACTGGAAACAATATTCGTCCCGCGTTCTCTTTTCGTTCACACGAAAAGCGACGTACGACGAGTACCAGTGGTTTCTCGACTATTTGAGAAAGCAAAACGTAACTACTTTGGCTTTGACTTCGTTGGCTGCTACTGAGTTATTTACCGTTTCTGGTAAGCTCATTAAAGTCGACGAGGCATCCATCAAACGTGCTATTAATATCCTGAAAGATCACGGAACTTACGATCCGATGATTCCTTCAGACTTAAAGTACACGTGGGGTGGTTTAGCGCAAAGTGCGGCCGACCAGTTAGACTACTGTTCCGTAAACGTCATCGCGTTTTTACGCGAACTCAGAGATTGGAGAACTTTAATTCCCAAATTAGGGAAAATCCTCTCTCCGAAAACGTGGTCGGATTGGTATCTTTCTTACAGATACGGGTTAACCCTTACTGTAAAGGATACCAAAGCGATCGTGCAGTCTCTACAAGATTCGTTTTCTGAGTCCATACATAGTATGAACCTTAAACCGAAAATTATTTATGCTGCGCAGTCTAAGGCGTCAATCGTTGGCATCAGAGCAGTCGAGTCGACTTACAGATACAAAGTAATCTGTGATCGATACCCTTCTACTGTGATGAACATTGTTCGAGAACTAAAACAGTGGGGATTATACCCAACATTACTAAATGCTTGGGATATGATACCATATTCGTTTGTCGTCGATTGGTTTGTATCTTTCGACGATTTGTTCAAAGAACTAGACGCTCGCATATTTTGGCAATACATCAATGTACTGTCAGTATGCCGGTCACAGAAGCACACAACGGTGCTTTCCGGAAAAGATTTGTTACCTAATTATTTCGTTACAGGAGACGTCAATTTGACGATATACTGGCGAGAAATTAGGCGACACATGGATCTACCCCCTATCACTTTAGATACTCCTTCTGGGTTCCGCAATTACGCCGAACTCACCGCCTTGATCGTTCAAAGACGATAGTCTTTGTCCGAACTGACGTTTAAAGTCAGAAAGGAGCCACTATGGCAATCTCTGTTAGTACCGGTTATACCGATACCGCCATCCCCGGAAACCCCGTCCTTAACCTACTGAGAGGTAGTGTTAATTTCGGTGCTGACTTCAGAGTTAAATCACAAGTACCTTCAGAGGTAATTCTGAATAACCTGACGTCCCCGGTGGACCGACAAGAAAAGTTCCGTTTTAGCTATAGCGATATCGCTAATATCTACAGCGGAACCGACATAGACCCATCGGTCTATGCTCCATCGAAAAGAGGGTATTCTGTCCTATGTCAGTTGACTGAAACTTTTTCAATCACTGACCCGACTGTACCTTCTTATCGCGTCGACTTACCAATTTCAGCACATATTGTGTTGAAAATGCCTGCAAACGAAAATCTGACATCAGCAATGATTCAGACCGTTGCAGCGCGCTTGATGAGTGGCCTTTACGAAACTGGTCTTACGACGACAAGTCGTATTTCTAGTCTCGCCAGAGGATCTCTAATTCCAGCGGATCTATAATCCCCTGAAAGGAGAGCACAATGTCGAAATCCTTAAACCAAGAACTACGTTCCTGGAAAGACCTCGAATCTCAGATTGGGGGCATGCGCACTACGCGGAATGGAGTTCCTCTATCAAAGAGGGACAATTGTACTTATTGTACAGGTGTTTTTCTCCAAGCCTGCGTGTTACGCGACCTTCTTAGTAGTAGCTCTCCTGATAGGTCGTCGAGAATCATCCGATGGTGTAAAACCATTGTGACCTTTGACGTCCTTCAGGTTTCAGACTGTTTCAAGAAAATCCTATCTTTCATGAGAAATTATGAAAGCCTAGATCTTTCTTATAGTGCCTTTAAACAGCACTTCAAGTCTGATTTTCCTTTTATCGGGGATTTCTTATCGCCGATTAAGGAAGAGGTGGAGGATTATCTTTCTTCACCTTCAGCTACTACCTTCACTATTATCAACCAATTTTGCTCTTTTCTGTCCCGAATTTCACTGCAAGATATCGACTTAGATGTCGAATCTTTGCAACGATACCTCGCGACTGAGAAGAGGCTGGCTGATAGCACTTATCCTGAACCCACTCTCCGTGTACTTAATCGTATCATGAGAGAATGGTTTTCCACGTACCATGATGAAGTTTTAGTTCCTTCACATGGAAACGGGTCGGTAGCAGATGTCCCTCGTCGACCATCTATCTTAGATAAGTATCTCGTAATGAAACGGGACACTCGTCTAGATTACTGGTTGTCATCGTATGGTGACATTTCATCTTTTTCACCTAGGTGGAGTGATGAAAGACTTCAAAGGACCTGCCGCGTTCAGTGCGTGGCCAAGAGTATTTCTACAAAAAGGGTTATCAGCATGGAACCTACTGTGTTACAGTATTTCCAACATGCGGTGTTTCGAAATATCGATCACCACATTAGTGAACACCCCGTATTGAAGAAAAGAATCCATATTCATAACTCATCATATAATTATGATCTGGCACGAATTGGATCCACAGACCAATCTTATGCAACGATAGATTTATCGGATGCATCAGATTCTGTCTCTTGGTCATTAGTGAAGGCTCTATTCACAAAGACTCCTCTTCTTCGCGCACTTTATTGTACACGATCAGATAAGGCCTTACTTCCCGATGAGGAAGTAATCGTTTTACACAAGTTTGCTCCTATGGGTTCAGCATTATGCTTTCCTATAGAGTGTCTTGTGTTTGCAGCGATTTGTGAATACGTGCTAAGATTTTCTGGGATACACTATCCTCAAGGGATTATCCCTTACGTAGTGTATGGCGATGACATTGTAATACGTACTGAACTTGCAGACCACGTGATAGAAATATTACATGATCTCAACTTCGTCGTTAATCAAGAGAAGACTTTCACAAAACGTACGCTCGCCTTTCGCGAGTCGTGCGGTGGTGAATTCTTCTCTGGAATTAACGTTACGCCTGTACGGTTGTCGAGAAAATTCTCAGACCTCCGTCCTTGTACGATGCATCCCGAGATGGTTCCGCATTATATCAAGATGGCTAATAACCTTCTTGATTATAAATTTCGGATTGCTAGATTGTGGTTTGTCCGCAATCTTCTGAGTTTACCTGTATCACTTTTACCGGAATTCGGTGAAAATGAGTCGCAGATAAATTCTCCAGGATATTCCAACTATCGACATATACATAAGTATAGCCGAAATTGGCAATGTGATCTGATTTTATGTGGTAACATTTCTGTTACTTATAAACCAGATTCTCTGGATGACGAAGACATTCGATATTTCGAATGGCTCCGAGCTTCGTCTTTGAGAACCGGCGACCATTTAGGTCCCGTAGATCTCTTTGACATCCATCTCTCCCGTCCTCGACTAAAACTAAAGTCGAGGTTTGTATCAAATTCCTGATACAAGAAAACCCTAGGTGAGGAAGGACCGTCGTAATAACGACGAGGACTGCTAAGCAGCAAACGGAAGCCCCCAAGGCCGGTGTAAACCGGATCCCACGTGAAATACGTGTGACGTCAGTGAATACTGACC